GCTAGACACAAGAGAGACCGTTGTCAACGGCTTAAGACTTATTCGGATTCGCTTTAGGTTACCCTATAGTGAATGCCCGGATCTTGAGCCGTCTGATTTAAATCGCTATCTCTCTTTTCTTCTACTTCAAGGTCAGAAAAGGGCCTCCGTGCTTTTTCCTAGGCGGCAGTCTGCCGTCAGGGATAGCACGGGGTTTCTGACATTGTCGAGAATGGGGAAACGAATGCGATGGGAGTTTGCCCATTCCGTCGCATCAATTAAACGCAACCTTCCTCAGGGTTGCCGTTTCCACACTCCTTCCTGCGCTGAAGCATGGAAAGCTTCAGCGTTCTCTAACCCTCCCCCTTCTTCTCTGGAGTACCTCTCGTTTATACGTAGAGAGGTACGCAGGATGTTTCCATTCGGTTGGGACCGTGACTATGAGAAATTTGTGTATTCTCATGTCCCCAATGCCACAGCTAGGTTCTCTGAACAGAGAGCCGATCATGCTTGGATGGGCGAATGGAAGTCCTATGTCGGTCAATGCTTGAGCGGTCCCTTTGTCACAGGGATACCGTTCCAAGCGCGGTACAAGGAAGTGCTTAGTGCTGGTAAAGTCAGGCCTTTGATTATCTATGATAAGGCTATTGACTATTTAGCACCTTTGCACAAGATGCTTTATAAGCACCTTTCCAGGCAATCCTGGTGTCTTGTCGGACCGCCGACATCAGAGAAGATTTCATCTGTTTGTAGGTACAAGTATCAGACAAGCATTGATCTTGTCAGTGCTACTGATAACTTGTCCCTCGAGTCCACAGAGGCCATCCTCGGTTCACTTCTTAGTAAGTGTGAACGGGTCCCGGGCGGTATACGTGAGCTTGCTCACTTATCGCTTAGGCCTTTAGTAACCGTGAACGGAATAATCGAAGGCGAAGTGACCCACGGGCAGATGATGGGGGCCTACCTCTCTTTTCCCCTACTCTGTCTGCAGTCTTACCTAGCGGCTCGCTGGGCTATGAGAGGCCATAAGGCCTCTTACTTAGTCAACGGCGATGATTGCTTGGTAAGCTCAGATGCTTATGTTTCGCCCGAGTCTTATCCTCCTGGTTGGAGGCTTAACGACAAAAAGACGATTCGAAGCGAAGTGGTAGCCGAGGTCAACTCGACTGCCTTTCTGAGTGGGGGTGGTAAATGGCGTGAGGTACGCCATTTGAGGAGAGGAGGCTTTCAATCCGATTTTAAAGGGATGATGCACGCCGCCAGCGCCGTGCGTTTTTCCCGTGAGTGGACGGATGCTTTCGTCCGCTCTCGAATCGGAAAGAAATGGGGTTTCCTCCCTCACCAGCTTCGGCTTCATCCTAAGTCTTATCCTGCTTTTTGCAGGACTCGTGAGATGTGGCATAGGTGTTATACACCTTTACCGCTTTCTCCGTCTCAGGATAGAAGTTCCGAAATTCTAGGTCTTCGTAGAGACCTAGATCCCGACGAACGAATGGCTTTTACTGCATGGCAGTGGTCACACGGTCGGGATGGTGGGAGGAAGAGAGACGTGTATTCGCCTAGCGTGGGCGAGATACGTAGGACATACGCATACAAGGTTGTAAGGCCTTGGTCCCGACTTAGCTACGTGTCTAAGTTGGCGTCGTTAAAGTACGACGATGCGTATGGAAATGTAGAGGTTGACATGCAATTCGTTCCTGACGATTACATGTCAATAAGAGAGATGCGGGCCATTAGGGAACAGAAGTTCTGTTTCCCGCAAGTTGATGGCTAACTTACATCGGTCTCTTGGCGTCCCATGGTTCTATTCAGAATCGTTGCGGGGCGTTTGACGTCACATGCTGATAAGCAAGCGATAGTGAGGATCTCTCCTCCGCCAGTACGTTGGTCCCTGCTCCGAATCTGGGGCACATCAGCTACTAAGTTGCTGGCGGTCGATAATCCGACCAGTACAGGGGGAACTCCTCTCGCGCTAAAAGAATGTGTGGCGCCCGACGCAGGGTGGGACGTTGTTAATGAGTGAACGGGGACGTTTATATCCCCTCGCCAGGCTCCAGGCGTGACTTAT